ACCACAAGATCAGTGACATTGCGAGAAGAGTGATGTTAGGTGAGTTAGAAGACAATACAAATGGTTCTACATTTTATCATGCTGATTATGTAAACCCAGATTGGTCTAGTCATATGAGTCTTGCAGTAATTCATGACAAACATATATTCTACAGGATGCACTAGTGTCCACACATAATTTTATCGTAACTGGTGGGTGTGTTTTTATAGGCGGTCACTTGACCGAGGCCCTACTGTTACACGAACAGAAAGTCACTGTTATTGATGACATGCGTAGTGGTGAGTATAAGATACCACACAAAAACGTAAGATACATTCACAAGGATGTGTCAGAGATATTTCCAACCGGACAGTATGACGCCATATTTCATCTTGCTGCTACTCCGCGAGTCAGGATGTCACACAAGAGTCCATATCACACTATCAAAAATAATCTTGATAGTACCCTCACTGTTTGTGAGTGGGCAAGAAAACTCAGGGTTCCCATTTTCTTTGCCGCTTCCTCTAGTACTAAGTTCAGCGATCCCAAATCAAACCCATACACATATAGTAAATCTGCATCAGAAGAGATATTAGATTTATATAATAGGCTTTACAGAGTCAACTATCATATGTTATACTTCTATAATGTATATGGGCCAAGAGAAGCTGATTACGGTGAATATAGCACTGTAATCCGGTCTTTCAAAAAGTGCATAGAATCCGGAGTTCCTTTGAGGGTATTCGGTAGTGGCAAAAAAGAAAGAGACTTCACCCACATATATGATGTGATTGATGGCATATTGCAACTGTTACAACAAAAGAGAAAACCCAGAGACGTTCATTTGGGTGGTGGTAAACCAGTTAGTATCTTGGATGTTGCGAACGCATTTGATCACCCGATTGTTCACGAGTTTGACAAGCCAGGTGAGGCAGAGATGACTCGTTGTGATAGTCCATTCTACGATACTGAGTACGATGTTATAAAGTATATTAAAGATTGGAAAGAAGAATTTCTTAGAGAAACTATAGAAGAGGAACTAAAAAAGGTAGATGATAAACATGCCGAAACAGTCTGAAAAAGACCCAACTCAAACTGATCAATTTTTGATCACCAACCAACAGTTCTCTAGTGCTGTAGAGTTTTCTCAACACATAGAACGTAAAGCGAGTGTGGGACAAAATTATATTGATGTTTTGACTGATTACTGTGTTCGTAATGAAGTTGAAATTGAAAGTGTCAAAAAATTGTTGACCCCATCTTTGAAGGAGAAGATTGCGGCCGAAGCACAAAACTTAAATTTGTTGAAAGTTAAGGCTGCACCTAAGTTACCGATATGATAGAACCATTTGAGGTATACCGACTTTATCTCGCAATCAAGTTGCACTTCACAACAAAAAACTATGACGTTGTAAAATACCGATTCAAGGTTCGTGTCAAAGAAGAAACTTTCAAGAAAAGAAAAGACTTGATATCAATTAAAAAATTGGCCAGAGATTACTCTCGTGACCAGATCATAGATTTTCTTGTCGCAAACTTTGTCTCCGGTGAGAAGTGGGGTGGATTATTTGATGTTGATGCCGCTAGAAGGTACGAAGAGTGGAGAAACCGCAAACATCAAAAATCCTATCGTTTTCACCAAGACGTTGAACGTATAATGCTGGAGATGGAAAAGGAGGGTATCGACGATCCCTTTGTTGAAAAAAACGGAAAACATCCCTTGACATTTAGGTTGTTCTTTGGTAATATTATTACTATAGAAACAATGACAACACTAGATAAAGTGTTTGACTTTGTTGATATGAACACGACTGACATATTATTAGAAGACACTTGTATGTGTATTCAAAAGTATCGTCCATTTGTTAAGGTTACAGACCGCGATCAATCCATCGCAGCCAATCTGAAATGTGTTATAAATAGGAAGGTACATCGTGAGTAAGTCGAATAACTCCAGACGGTCTAACCAGAAGGAGCGTATGCGTCGAGTTGGTTCTGATAAAACTAAACTTGACAAGTACAAACATCTGTTATATGATGAGGATGTATATGATACTGATGAGTTTCATCAGTCATTAACTGCAAAATCAAAAATATACAGTAAACAACAAGCTGAATAAACTGCAAACAAAAGGAGCAAACATATGTCTGCAAATTCTCTATCTGAACTCCGTAAGAGTCGTGGCAACTTTGACACTCTGTTGAAGCAAGTGGAAAAGATGTCAACCACTACTACAGAATCCAATGATACCGGCAAAGAGTGGAAACTCTCTGTTGATAAGGCTGGAAATGGTTCTGCCGTAATTCGTTTCCTTCCCCCCTCCAAGGGTGAGGAGTCTTATTGGGTGCGTCTTTGGACACACGGTTTCCAAGGCCCCACTGGTAAGTGGTATATCGAAAACTCTCTTACTACTCTGAACCAACCTGATCCCGTTTCGGAACTGAACACTCAGCTCTGGAATACAGGTGCGGATGCTGATAAGGAGACTGCTCGTAAACAGAAACGCCGTCTTTCTTATTACTCTAACATTCTTGTTGTGAGTGATCCTGCCAAGCCAGAAAACGAAGGTAAAGTTTTCTTGTATCGGTATGGTCAGAAAATCTTTGAAATGATTCAAGATGTAATCAAACCGGAACTGCCAACTGAAGACCCGATCAATCCATTTGATCCGTGGGAAGGTGTTGACTTTGCTCTGGTTGCACGAGATGTCGCTGGTTATCGTAACTACGATGAGTCTAAGTTTGGTTCCGAGGTTCGTCCTGTTGCTGACTCCGACGAGGCGATTGATGCCATCTGGGAACAACAGTATTCTCTGAATGAGATCGTTGATCCAAGTCAGTTCAAATCATATGATGAACTCAAGGCCAAACTTGAGATGGTACTGAAGGGTGGTGCGGCCGTTCCGACTGCTGCTTCTGCTCAGACTGGCGATGTAGAGGATGATATCTTTATCAATGAGACTTCTACCCCTGCTCCCGCTGCCTCGTCCGATGATGAAGAAGACGCAATGTCTTATTTTTCTCGACTTGCTGATGACTAAGATACATTAGTCTCCCTTGGGGCGCCATAAATACTATGGCGCCCTTTTTTTATGTATAGCATATTATGCAAGGTTTAATTTTCGGTGGACAACTTGAAGACTTGGGATTAGAATTTGATCCCACGTTGACGAGCATCAGACGTTCATCTGGTGGCCACAAGATTGCCACTTTCCTCAGACGCAATGGATATGACATTGACGTTATCGACTACATCCACCGATGGAACTTAGATCAATTCAAATCCTATATTAGACCCAGAGTCACAAAAGACACTCTGTTCTTTGGATTTGGTTCTACCTTTTCTCTCACTACACCTCCGGTCATGGAGTTGATCTCTTGGTTGAAAGAAGAGTATCCTCATATTGTTCGCATTGCAGGCAGTCAGAATAATTCTATGACAGAATTGGATATGGATTGGTATGTGTATGGGTGGGGTGAAAATGCAATGCTCGTGTTGCTGGATCACTTACAAGGTGGCCCGGAACCGATTCACACTGGTAGATTGATCAACGGATATGTCAATTACAAATCTTTTCCTATGGATGATTTGCGAGTATCATATCGCGAAGAGGATTTTATTCAACCCAGAGAAATCTTGTTACTAGAGTTTGCCCGTGGGTGCAAGTTCAAATGTAAGTTCTGTAGTTTCCCTGTGCTGGGTGTCAAGGGTGATGCTTCTCGTGACGCACAATCTGTATATGATGAGATGTTGGAGAACTATGACAAGTGGGGAACGGAACACTATATTGTCCTTGATGAGACGTTCAACGACAGCAGTCAAAAGGTTGAGAAGTTTGCCAACGTTATAGAGAAACTGCCGTTCACTCCGAAGATGACTGCATATATTCGTGCAGATTTGATTACCAGTAGAAAACAGGATTGGGACAATCTGATCAAGATGGGAATCACCTCGCACTTCTATGGGGTTGAATCTTTGAATCACAAAGCCGCGAAGTCTATCGGCAAGGGTATGGACAGTGGTAGAATCAAAGAGGGGTTGTTGGAAGTTGACGAATACTTTCGTAGTTCCGGACACTACAAAGGACACATCTCACTGATCGCCGGACTGCCACACGAGACTATAGACAGTCTCAGGGACACTGGCAAGTGGTTGTCTCAATACTGGAATCAAAACAGTTACCATATGAATGTTTTGATGATAAAAGACTTATCCAAATCCAATTCCAGTCTGGATCACAATTCTGAGTTCGATAAGAATTGGTTTGACTATGGATACCGAAAAGATATTATTCCGATTGATGATATTGATTGGTCTAAGAGTAGGAATCCGTATTACAAGACCCTGTACGATTTTGTCAGATCAACTGGATACTATATCTGCTGGAGAAATCAAGACACAACACTTCACGATGTCATGAGATTTTGTGCGGAAGAGTTTAGTGAGTATCAGGCCAAGAATCTAATCGACCCGTTTATGTACGACAAGTTCTTTATTGACCCCGAAGTTCAGTGGTCAGATTTTGCAACGAAGGAGAACATGGATAGACGGACGGATCACATTGTGAACCACATCGACGGATACATACAAAAGAAATTAAACCAAGTGCCGCCCGTTACTATTGATAAACTCTAGTTCTGCGTTCTTTGTTGGGAACGATGTTTTTGGTTGCATTACATTCACACTCACTTCTGGAGTGAATGTTTGTGTGTTTTGTCCCTGAGTTCCTATCGAACTTGCCAGTGCGGTAGTCAACACCAATTGGTCTTGTTCTTTTTGATTTGATGCTGCTGCGTCAGTCATGTCTCCCACCTCATCAGAACTGTTTAGCTGAATTGGTGGCTGCAGTGGTGATACGGTTGGATCGGTTTCCAGTGGTAGCGGTGTTACAGTTGAATCACCTTCCAACATTGGGGCTGGGGGCGCACCTTCTACATTATTTCCTTCCAAGTCTTTGGGTGTTCCATCTAGATTGTGTGTCGCACCATACTTATCGTCCCATTCCCGTTGTCTATTAATTTGATTACGTTTTGCGTGTCCAGAACGTGCTGTAACTTCTGGTCTTGCTTCTACTGTTTCTATTGCATTTGCTGAATCATCACCCATACCTACCATGTCTGCCATCGCTTTTGTTGCCATTGCAGTAATCTCTGCCATTCTATCAGACACCAATTGGCCGGTTAGGCCACCTTCAGTATCTTCAGGCGCTTCATCATATACATCCATATAAACGTCCCTCACTAATGAAGCCACGTCAAATCCTGCACCGACAAATGGAGTCATGCCCGCCAGTTCCATATTCCCGCCGACAACATCACCCGCAAGATATTTTTGGGCAGCAAATCCCATGTTGACTATAGTTCCGAGGAAAGGAACTGCTTTCGCAACACCAGCACCCAATTTTTTTGTAATTGATGCTGATATTTTGGATGTCATACTTCCAGCGATTTCTCCGCTTTCTTGTAATACTTTTGATTCAAGTTTTCTTGCGGTTTCAATTGATTCTTGAACAGCGTCAGCCGCAGCACCATGTAATTTTTTTCCGCCTTTATTTTTTACCGTACCATCCGGTTCTATGGTAGCGCCACCCGTACTTGTATTGATTCTACTTCTTGCTGCTGCGTCTGCGGCGTTCTTGACACCCCTCTCCCCTATACCTTCACCCACTTCAGCGATTACTTTTCCTGCAACAGCACCACCTATCTTGGCGCCGCCTGTCTTTGCAAAATCGGTGAGTTCGTCTCCTATAATGGCGTCAAATCTTTCTTGTGATCCCGTTTCTGTTGTGGATCTGATTTCTTCCATTTCATTGTCATCTTCCTCGTTGAATTGCCTCATTTGGTTGAGTAAAAGAGGAATACCGGCTAAAATTCCACCTAAAGCTGAGGCCGCTTTTCCAAACTCTCCCGCTCCTTTTGGCATTGCGAATCCTGATCTCAACGCACTTAGATTGGCTGCTTGTGGTTGGTTTGATCCTATACCGGAGACAAAGTTTGCGGTATCACCTTTGATTGATACTAGGACTTTTTCAATATCTTGGAGTTGTCTTACTACTGGATCGGAACTGTCTGCATCTGATAATGCACTTGTTGCAGCTGCCGCACTGGTCATATTGTTTTGACCACCTACAGATACAGACCCCATACCTTGCTGTCCACCTTGAGCTGACGACTGCATATCATCTGCGGCATTACCCATCCCACCAAGTAAACTACCTATACCGAATCCCAC